CCGCATTGACGGATGCCCACCGCCTTTGTTGCGGCAGCCACAACGTCCCCCAGGCCGCGCCATCCTTGGGGCTTGCGCGTGCGGTCAAGCTGCGCCAGCGCCCACGCCTCGCGCTCCGCGGCTGGCACGGAGTCGGGGACTTCAATGCTGCGGCCGTTGGTGGTGTAGATCATGTCAGCGTGATGGTGGACGGGAAGGTGAACCCGTAGCCGTTGGCTGAACCGCACAAGCACTCGGCTGGGTTGTCGGGTGCGCCCGTGGTAATGACATCGCACACCGTTGCGCCAGGGTATGGAAGCGCGTAGCCCAGCGAGTTCCACGGCCCACCCGAGCTTGAAAACGTTTGATAGAAGTTCAGCGGTACGGTCACGCGAGAAGCAAACCGCGTATACACCCCGGTCAGCGTGCGCGTTGCCGTGAACGGCACGGGCTTGTAGAAGTAAACGTCCGCGCTGTACCCGTAGGAGTAGGTGTTGGCGTAGGCGCTGTCATACGGAGGATCACACAACGCAGCACCGTTTTCATCGGTCGCTTGCACCGGGTGATACGGTCCCGTTTCGTTGTAGCCGCCAAACGTGACCACGATGATGTCGTACAGACCGGAAGCGCCGCCGCAACAGGTCGGGCAAAGCGTGCATCCGCTGCCGCCGTCAATCGCACTACACAGGTACTTCACGCCTGATACACCGCCGCTCACGAACGTGTTGGACTCCGAAAGCACGTTGACCGTGTTTGCGCCGCCACCAAACTGCATGGTGGCCGTCCAGCTTCCACCCGTGTAGGTCAGCGTGTCTTCCGTGATTTCGCAGCACTCGCAATTAGGCGAGTCGTTTCTGCGCCACCCATCGCGGTAATACTTCCCCTCAAACGATCCCACCGCGTTGTTCCATCCTGCCCAAATCTTCAACGGGCAATAGATGTAGGACGGCTCGGACGGCGTGCCGCAGTTGTCAGTAGGACAGTCGGTCGTGCTAGAAAGCCCCTTCGGCTCTCCGCGCACCCACCCATCCTGGGAGGCCGTGATGGTGAAGGTCGGCGTGGTCGTGCCAACGATGGGAACGCAGACGGTGTTACCCGGCGGGATGGTCCCACCGCCGCAGCAACACGAAGCGTTCAGGATGCCGCTCATGCCACGATGACGAGCGCAGCGATGAAGATGAGCAGGCGCGTCACTTGATGATTCCGCGCTTGCAGATGTAGATGCCGCCGGCAACGCCGAGGCAGAAGCAAAGGGCGGCCGCCCACACCGAGCCAACGAAACTGGAGAGGTCTGCGAGAAGCATCATCAAGCCTTTCTTCGGGTCTGCGCCTTGCGGAACGCCGCGTCGAATTCCGGGTCTTGCGCCCGCATCGCGGCAACGTACTCCCGATCCCCTTCGGGTCGGTTGGGGTCTAGCATATCCACGGCGAGTTCCGCCTGGGTCACTTTCTTTCGCGGCAGCCAACCGATTGCAACGCGCATGGCCGTGCCGATGCCCGATTGCCATACGAGGAAGGCGATGCCCGCCACGGCCACGCCGATGCCCCACCACCGCAGGGTCGAAAGCCACGCCGGGGTGATGTCCTGCACCTGGGTGAGCTGAACGTGGATGTCTGCCGCCGTGGTGTCAATGCGCGTGGCGCGCTCCACCACCTCCGCGTCCTTGATGGCGTGGCCGTGGTCAATGAGCGCTTGGGCATCCGTACGGATGGCATTCGTATCACCCGCGATACGTTCCACCGGGCTGCACGCGACCGCCAGCAGGGCCACCGCAGCAAGGGCAAGCCATACCCGGCTCATCGCTTTTCGATCTTTTCCACGCGCTCCTCGAGCGCCCCGATGCGGACGTTGATAACCCGGATCTGTGCGTTCCCCTCCCCGGTCGCGTGCTGGATCTTCTCCATCTCCGAAGCCATCTTGTCCAAGGCCCGCGTCTGCTGCTCGTCGCGTTCGCTGCGCTGCCCCGCGTAGACGAACGCCCCGGCAATGGCAATGACCGCCACCGCGAGCTGCGCGGGCTTCATCCAAAACTCCACGGCATTCTTGGTTTCGATGGTCATTTGTCACACGCTCAAAGTATCAACGTAAATTGACCCAGCGGCAAATCCGCTTACGTTTGAATTTTCAATTTGCACATACACCCCTTCGGTCGTGAATGTATTTGCAGCAACGGTCACATCAAAAGTGAGCGGAGCCGTTCCTGTCAATGTGATCGTGCTTCCGATTTGCGACGTCTTCGCGGCATCTTTGTATGCCTTGATTGTGCCACCAGTAATGCTTGAATTCGTCGTCATCACTACCCTGATCTTTTCAATCAAGACTCTTTGACCATATACAGGGAACGAGTGAGTGGTGGTCGTTGAGCCGACAATCAGGGAGCCGCTGGAATTCAGCGTGTTCTGATTCCTGTCGTATTTGGTGCTTGACGATGCTTGGTTGTTCGCAGTCGCAGGTCCGCGTAGGGAGATATTGCAAACGCCGGAACACGTATCGAAGATGACCGGGTAATGACAAGAAAACCCATCGGCACCTGAAACTCGATTGACCGTTGTGCTTGGGCTAGTCACGCATCCCGTGAATTTGATCCACGAGACATTGGCCGCATTCAGATCCGTGAATGCCTTTGTGCTTATTTTCGTGTCTCCCCATTCGCCGCCATCAACGTCAAGCGTAATCCTTGCGCTGTTGATATCGAATTGATAGATGGACGCATCCGGCGCTCCGCCACTAATGCCGCAATTCTGCATTTTGACGTATGACGTATTTGATGCGTTGCTTTCACTTTCAATGATCTTCGACGTTCCGTTTGTGGGCTGCGGCCAAAACTCAAATTTGCAATTTGAAAGCGAATACTGCGACGAGTTTCCGCTGTTTCCATTTGCCAAATACAGGAATGTTCCCGACTGAACGATGTTGCAGCTTGTCCAGGTCGTGTAACCAAATCCACTTACATCAAATACGCGATCTATTGTTCCGAAGAACGTGCATGATGTGATGGTGTTGATGACTGCCTGACTGTTTCTCGCATAAAGGAATGTTTTCGGATCTGCAACAAAGACACGTTGAAACGTGAACTCGTCATTGTTGACTGCGCCGGCAACATTCACCACGATGTTGAACTTGCTGGTGTAGCAATTAATCATCGTGAACAGTTTGCCGCCACCAGTTGGGTTCAAATTAAACCCTACGCTTGTCCAAGATGCACGTGGATCGGATGTGTCGTTGAAAAACCCCATGTCTTCAAATTGAAAAGCAATATGGGTGGTCACGTTGACCATGTTGCCGCTTGAAAGCGTGTAGACAAATACACTCTCAAACATTCCTTCCCCAACGAATTTGACTCCCAACGGCGATGCAACGGATATTTCTCCGTTTATCATGTATTTGCCACGAGGGACAAGAATCTTTCCAAGTCCATAGCCGGCAAGCGTTGGAGGGCTAATTCGTGAGCCAGAAAGATACAGAAGCGCAGCATTGATAGCCGCCAAATCAATTGAGTAAGTCGCACCTGTGACGAACGGATACACAGCTTGCACGGCGGCAAGATTGGCGAATCCCCTGTACCGCGGAGATGCAGGGTTGTACCAATCGCTCACCGGGTAAAGCGTTCCATCTCCAATTGCGCCAAAGTCCTTGACGCTTAATACATCCCGAAGCTTGTTCTGAAGGGTTCGCGTAGTTGCACCACTTCCGGCAGAAATGAACGAGAACCGCCCATCGTCGCCTACGGTTGCCGTGGTGCTGGTTGTTCCGTATGCAACAGCAAGCGTTCGATCCGTAGTCAGATCGCCACCTCCGGTCAATCCCGTTCCTGCAATGACTTGGGTGGCAGTAAGAGCCCTTGCCGACAAGGCGGCCGTCAAACCCGTGATTTGCGATTGACTCAAGGTCAGCGGATCGGAGCCCGCCGCTGAGTGCGTGCTAGCGTGAGCTTCCGGCGTTCGAGAATTGGTCAGCCGCGCATCGTTGCCAACGCAAGCAGTCGTGCTTGATGTGCCATAGGAAACGGACAAGGTGACATCGGCAGACAATGCTCCACCACCGCCCAAACCCGTGCCAGCAATCACCTGACGAGTTGAAGGAACCTTTGCGGCAAGATCGGTGGTAAGGCTTGCTACCTGGGACTGCGCGAGGCCATCGGCAGGAATGGCATCGCTCCCGGAAACGCCGTGGCTGCTGCCGTGCGTGGTAGGCGTTCGGGCGTTAGACAGACGGCTGTCCGTCGCTTCCACGACCTTGTTTGCCGTGGCCGATCCGCTGGCGGCAAAGTCGGCCGCAATCGTGCCGCTCGAGGTGATATTGCCGCCCGTCAATCCCGTGCCGGCGGTCACGCTTGTCACCGCGCCAGCGGCAATGTTCACGCCCGAGCTGACAACGGAGATGGATACCTGTTCGGGCATTAGACGGACCCCGCGTAGATGTTGACCTGTGCCGAACCGAGCGAGATCAATCGCTTGACCACGCTGCTAGGAAACAGGATGTCAAGGTCGTACAGCGCGTTGCCGCACGGGAACGCGTTGGTAATGGCCGAGGGAATCACAAAGGTTCCTACGGTCTTTGCGCCGTTCAGCGTGATGTAGTTGGACGTATTCGCGGTCAGATAGGCCGTTTCGCCTGCTCGAGCCACACGAAGCCGCCAATCCGTAGCCGTAGACAGCGCGGGGTAGGTCGCAGGCCAATCGCTGACCGTAACCACCGACTGAAATTCCGCGCCCTGCTCAAAGATGATGTTCCAAGTAGTTGTCATGGTTTATTCACCTCCACCCGTAGTGCATTCTACGACCACAGCGTTCGGCATTGAGAACCAATATTGCGGACCAAATGGCGGCGACCCGGTCGTGTACGAGGTCGGGAATTGCTCCACCATCATCACGATGGTGTCGTTGGCAATGGCAACCGCTTGAATGGTTGCATTGGTGTAGTCGCTCTGCGCGACCCCTGGCGCAATGAAGTTGCGCGTGTCGCCCGCTCCATAGTTCAGATTGGCGTTCTCTGCCATGTTGCGGGCCAAAATCGACCCGCTGCGCCCATATGCGCCGATGGCAACGCTCGGCGTTCCGCCTGCGCCGGCGGCCGGATTCGGTTCGACTTCCTCAAACGAGTACCGCCACCGCCAGTTGGTATACAGCTCCGAACCCGTGATCTTGGCAGGGAACACCCGGCACATCGGCGGGGGAACGTCGATGATGGTTGCGCCCACAAGGTTGCGATACGCCTGGGCGTTGCCTTTGGCCGTCACAAGGTCGGACGGGTTCACCTCTGAAGTGCCTTGCAGCCCAAACCGCCAATCGTCCTCGCGGGCCTCGCTAATCGTGTACGGGGCAAGCTCGCCGTCGATCTCGGCCATCCGGTAAGACACGTTGCCGATCTGTCCAATGTTGACGGACGCGCTCGTGTACCACGGAATCCAGCCCGCCCACACCGTGCGACCAAAGGGGATATCGCTGTTCCGGGAAACGTAATCGTCTCGAATCTTGGTGCGCGACAAAGCCGACGGCCAACCCGGCGAGGCTGTCAGTTCCGCGCCGGCTGCATCGTTCACAACAATGGACGCATCCGTCAGGTATGCAGATCCGATGTCGTTGGGAGCGCGCACCCAGGTCGGAGTAGCACCTTGCGTGCTTACCGCCTGCTGGCTGAAGTTGATGTCCGCCGCCGGGGTATTGGCGATGGTGACGTTGTTGAACACCGTTCGCGCTTCCACGCTGCGCCGGGGCATGACCACCGAGGCAATCTGCGGAGCGCGAGCCTGGTACCCGGTCGCGTTCCACAGGCTGACT